CTACTCTGCAGTGTTAGGACTTACGACTGAAGACTTATGGCGAGACATAGAATACAATCAACGTAAGTTCGAAGCTTTAACACAAAAGAGAATTCGTATCTATGACTTTGAGGACTCATCAAGGGCTTCACGCATTGATGCTATTCTCAAGACGACTAATCCTGCATTGATCATCTTCGATCAGATTGACAAGATCAAAGGATTTAAAGCAGATCGTAATGACTTGGAACTCAAGGCAATCTACCAATGGGCTCGTGAGATAGCAAAGATGTATGCTCCTGTGATTGCAGTATCACAAGCAAGTGGTGAAGCTGAAGGTAAGTTGTGGCTCACTATGGACATGGTAGATGGCAGTAAGACAGCTAAGCAAGGTGAAGCTGATTGGATTCTAGGTATTGGTAAAGAACAGGACAACACAAGTCGTATTCGATATTTGAATATTACTAAAAACAAATTACTTGGTGATGAAGACACGCTACCTGATCTTAGACATGGTTCATCTCAAGTCTTAATTAAACCTGAAGTAGCACGCTACGAGGATCTATAATGAAATACAAAGTGATTGATGTAGAAACTACAACATCTAACAAAGGTAATCCTTTTGATACAAAGAACAAACTCTGCTATGTTGGCATTGGAACTGACATGTATCCAATCGAGTATGGTGATGCTCCTTATGGAGAATGTTTAAACAACATACAGAAACAGATTGATGAAGTTGATGTGTTAGTTGGATTTAATATTAAGTTTGATTTACATTGGCTTAAGAAGTATGGTATTAACTTCGGTGACAAACGTATTTGGGATTGTCAGTTGGTTCACTTCATCTTAGGAGGACAACAGAATCCTTACCCTAGTTTAAACGGTGTCTGTGAACACTACGGATTAGAAAAGAAATTAGATGAAGTCTCAGAGGTTTATTGGAAGAATGGTGTAGATACTCCTGACATACCTGAGGACATCTTAAGAGAATACTTACTTAAAGATTTAGAATTAACAGAGCAAGTGTATTTGAAGCAAGTAGAAGAAGTAAAACAAAACCCATTACTTGCAAGGCTAATAAGTCTACATAATCAGGACTTACTTGTCTTACAAGAGATGGAATTTAACGGACTATTATTTAACCAAGAATGGAGTGAGGTGCTAGGAAATGAACTCGAAGAACAAATTGATAAACTTGATAGGTCATTGTTTCAATACCATGAATTTGATGACTTTAACCCTAACAGTGTCGATCATGTTAGTTGTCTCTTGTATGGCGGCAATATTGTTTACAAGCGTCAGGTTCCTGTGGGACACTATAAGACTGGTGACAGGGCAGGCGAAGTAAAATATAAGTGGGAAGAATTTAAGTTAGAACTACCACGATTAGTTAAACCTTTAAAGGGAACTGAGTTAGTCAAGGAAGGATACTTCTCGACTGATGAGAAAACTTTAAAGACTTTGACTGGATCAAAGAAAGCTAAAGAAGTTATTGAATTATTGTTGACAAGATCTTTATTAGAGAAGAGAATGTCTACATACTACAAAGGATTAGTGAACTTGATCGAAGAACAGAACTGGAAACGTAACATGATCTATGGTCAACTAAACCAATGTGTAGCAAGGACAGGTCGACTATCTTCTAGTAAACCTAACTTGCAGAACTTTGATGGTGAAATTAAAACTTTATTTTATTCTAGATATTAGGAGGCAATATGGAACAGTATGATGATAATGTAGCAAATGATATGATTGCAGAAAGACATGCAAGAGAACAAGCTTGGGTTGCACACACAATCCACGATGTGAATGACATCATAGAAGAGTTTGGTGTAGAAGTTGTATTCGAACATCTTAATGACTATGCTAAACAAGAGATTGTTAGGCACTTAGCAGAGACGTTTTAATGCTTCTTCAAGCTGATGCAAAACAGTTGGAGTGGGTAGGAGCAACCTTCTTCAGCCAGGACTCAGTTGCTCTAAAGGAGATATGGAACGAAGTTGATCAACACTCTGACAACCAAAAGAGATTTGGTCTTCCATCTAGACTTATTGCTAAGACGTTTGTATTCCGTCTTATCTATGGAGGATCTGCGTATTCTTATGCAAACGATCCTGATTTTAAGGACATCGGAAATGAATCCTTCTGGCAAGGAATTATTGATGAGTTCTATAAAAAGTATTCTGGACTCAAACAGTGGCACGATAAAATCTTCTTCGAAGCAAAGCGAGATAGAAAACTTGTTATGCCTACTGGACGAATCTACTACTACGAACCTGAAATAAGAAATGGTAAAGTAAATTATCCTAGAACAAAGATACTAAACTATCCTGTTCAAGGGTTGGGAGCAGATCTCATGTCGATTGCTCGAGTCAGTTTAAGAAACAGATTGAAAGGTATGGAAGCTATCACAGTAATTGACGTAGGTGCACCAAATACACACGCTGCTAAGAATGGTAGATCATACCAGTCTATGGAAGTAACTTATAAGAACGAGCAAGGTCAAACTCAATCTAAAAAGTTGATGTCTTTCTCAAATCCTGAAGTGTTTAAACAAGCTAAGGATTGGAAGAAAGGTGATAGTGTTAATGTAAATATGACTAAAGATGATGCAGGTTATTGGCAGTGGGTAAGTATTGGTGAGGCAGGTTCCGCACCTGCAAGTCCACCACAAGCTTATTCAGGTAAACCACAAGCTGCAGGTACACGAGTCACTGGTTCTAACTATGAAACACCTGAAGAAAGAGCTAAGAAACAAGTGTATATTGTTCGTCAAAGTTCAATCTCAAGTGCCATTGAATTACTTAAGTCCAATGGTAATGATGTTAAAGTAGACAATGTGTTATCAGTGGCTAAGCAATTAGAAGATTATGTCTTTGGTAATACTACAGGAGTAGATGCTATTAACAGTATGCAGGACGATGTTCCTGTATAATGCAAGCTTTACTCGACCAAGATTTATTGTGCTTTAGATGTGCTGCTTCGGCAGAACACGATGATCTTGGTATTGCAATTTACCGATTAGATGAGCTCGTAGATACTATTCTCACTAAGACTGGGGCTAGTAGCTATAGAGCTTTTCTAACTGGTAATACTAATTTTAGAAAACAAATTTATCCTGAATACAAAGCTAATAGAACACAAGCTAAACCTGTACATCTAGAAGCTTTACGCAACTACAGTCTTGACAAGTTAAATGCAGAGTATGCTCCTGATGGTTTAGAAGCAGATGATGCTTTAGCAATTAACCAAACTAATGAAACAATTATTTGTACATTAGATAAAGATTTACTACAAGTACCAGGTTCTCACTTCTCCTGGGAAATTAGTGGTAAAGGTTGGACAAGACCTGACAGATTTGTTGAACAAACAGAACTTGAGGGTCTTCGTCTTTTCTACGAACAATGTCTTAAAGGTGATACTTCAGATAACATAAAAGGTATTGAAAAGATTGGTGAGAAGAAGGCAAAGGTTATGCTTGCTGGTTGCCAATCAGAACAAGAGATGTTCAATATCGTAAGAAATTTATATGGTAATGATGATGAATTCATTATGAACGCAAGAGTCTTATGGATACTTAGATCTATAGATGACGATTGGAAAAAGAGATTTGATGCCAACATTCAAAAGTAAACTAGAAGAGAAAGTCTGGGCTTCGTTAAAGAAAGTATTCCCAACGGTTAAATATGAACCTACTAAATACAAATATGTACAACCAGAGCAAGAAAGAACTTACACTCCTGATTTTAAAACTGGTCGTAGGAATATATTTATTGAAGCTAAGGGTAAGCTTGATCTCGAGACTAGAAAGAAAATGGTGTGGTTTAAACAGTGCAATCCTAACATTATTATTATATTTCTATTTCAAAATCCTGATAACAAATTAACTAAAAGAAGTAAAACAACTTATGCTATGTGGGCAGAAGCTCAAGGGTTTCTGTGGTTAGACTTCAGAAAGGACTGGCTTCGTGATTATCAAAAACTGTGTGAAAAATGAACGTGGAGGTTATGACTTTCAGTTCAGTGTAAGTGAAGACGAAGCAGAATATCTTATACATTTGGCTATTGAAATGTTAATTCACAGTGGTACTATTCAACTACAAGATCAAGAGTCTGCTCAAGATGAACTCGATTACTATATCAACAATGGAGGTAAAATATCATAATGGAATTCCTAAATATAGATAACATGTACACACCATTGTCAGCTACTTACTCAGCTTATGAGTATGTAATTGATAAGAACGTAAAGTATCCATCGGCAATACCAAAAGATAAACAAGAGATGTTTGAAAAGATGTTAAAAGAAGATGGATTTAAAACTGATTTATATCGTAATATGTGGAATCCTAATTGGATTTATTCTAAGGAGGAATAGAATGAGCAAGATATTATTATTAGATATAGAGATGGCTCCTAATGTAGCTCATGTGTGGGGTATCTGGGATCAGAACATTGGTATCAACCAACTTCAAGAGTCATCGTATGTCATGTGCTACGCAGCGAAGTGGTTAGGTGATAAGAAGATGGTCTTTGATTCTGTGAAGAAGTCAGGTGACAAAAAGATGTTAGAAGGTATCCATAAGCTTCTTGATGAAGCCGATGCTGTCATACATTACAATGGTAAACGATTCGATATACCATCACTCAACAAAGAGTTTCTCTTACATGGAATGTTTCCACCAGCACCATTCAAAGAGATTGATTTATTAACTGTAGCTAAAGGTCGCTTTAGATTTGTATCTAATAAGCTAGACTATGTTGCTCAACAGCTAGGTCTTGGTAAGAAAACAGAACACAGTGGTCATGAGTTATGGGTTCAATGTATGGCAGGTATACCTAAAGCTTGGAAGATCATGGAAGAATACAATCGTAATGATGTTATACTTCTTGAGAAAGTGTATGAAAGATTTAAACCTTGGATTAAAAATCATCTTAACCGTAACCTTGTTGAAGGCACTGACTTATGTTGTCCTACCTGTACTTCTAAGAATTTCCAGCGAAGAGGGTATAATATGACTTCGGCAGGCAAATATCAACGTTATCAATGCCGTAGCTGTGGTAATTGGTTCAGAGATAATAAGAATCTTAAAGTTAAAGGTGACTTAAAGTTGGTGAACGTATGAAGCCCTTAGCCTGGTTAATTAGAGAATATGATAGTAAAGGTAACTTAGTTTGGTATGGTATACTTACGAGTGAGCCGACTGAACTCTCTTGGTTTAAAGACCTCAAGAATAAACAACATAACGTAGACATCATTCCTTTGATTGCTGATGAAAAGAATATTAAGAAAGTTACTAATGTAAAGAAGTATGATAGCAAACTTTTAGTGGAGGCTAACCTTGGATTATGAGTCAAATACTAGATAAAAGATTCCTTCGTAAGTTATATGATTGTTATATAACGCTTCCTCCTTTCTGTGGTTGGCGTATGCCTCCAGCTAGAAAGGTAACTTTTGAGATTACTAATGCTGATGATCACTATGGTTTGTTCATTCCATATCCAATGAGGATACAAATCACTACTGAAAACAAAGACTTTTATATTCTTTGTGATACTTTACTTCATGAGATGGTTCATT